TCTAAAAGATTTTTAATTCTTTTTACCGCATATTCGTTTTGTAAAAATCCAGATGTATTAGAGGTGCTTTTTGCCATTTAGTTATAATAAATGATATTTTCTTAATTTTTTATTAAGTTCCTCAGTTTCATTTGCTACCTTTTTCATACTAGCAAGTACTTCAGGATGAACATCTGCTTTTTTAACCTTAGATAAAAATGCATCAGTTGCACCTTTTTGTAAAGATTTGAAAAAATTATCAACTAATGAAGTTAAAATTCCTTCATTTAGTTTTTCGTATTGTTTAGCCATATACATGATTTTATATAAATATCATATAAAACAAAAAGTTAGGAGTTTATCGTCTCCTAACTTTACTATTTGCTTTATTAATTTCTTCGTTTTCTTTTTTCTTTATCTCATATAATTGATTTGCGTACATCCTTCTAATATGAATCGGTAAACACCAAACATCAGAGAACGTAAATCCTCCACCACCTTGAAATACCAAAAAGAAAATTTCATCGTATAATTGTTTCTTATAATCAGTTGGAAGGGTAAAAAAAGTCGATTCCAAAAGGAATATCAAGTGCCTCCGTTTCACCCGTTATGTCTGATGTGAATTCAAATTTCATATCTAAATCCGGTGATATCTCTTTAATGTAACTTCTGAATGCTTTTACATCTTTTGCTAAGAATTGGTTTGATACCCATCCGTTTACATATCCTCTATCAGAATTATCATTAACAGAAACAATCATATATTTCAATCTTGTTGTAACTTCTGATGATACTGCCTTTCCTTTCGTTAATCTTTCTAATGCTTTGATTTCATTATTAATATCTTTTTCATCTTTGTGAGTAAGTAACTTAAACACAATTTTAGTTCCTGATGGTAATTCAAATGAATATCTATTTTCAGGACTTAGTAATGAAAAATCAATATCTTTAGTTTGAACAGCTGTTAAATCAATTGTAACTTTTTGTCTTTCACCACTAAAAGGATCTGTAATTTCAACATCATATCCAGGACCATATCCTAAAACTCTAGCAGCTAAGTATATTGCGTTTTTATCACCAACAACTAAATCATCCGAATTTACACCTTGTTGAACTACAATTGATTCTAATAACTTATCTAATACAATCCCTTTATTAATAAGGTTTCTATCAGCTAAAATATCCTCTTCTTTTGCAGTTAAATATTTAATTTCAACTTTACCACTACTTAATGGGTTTGATTGTGGATATACCTTACCTTCTGATGGTAGAGATATTACCTGTGTTGGGAAATCAAATCCTTTGTGTTGAATTTGTGGTGGTGTAGTTGGTGTTCCACCTCTTTGTATTTGTATGTTTTCTTCCATAATAACTTCTTTGTTTTATATAACTATTTATTTTTTATTTTTTTGGTTTTAAATCATCATCTGTTTGTGTAGTTGTATAACTCCACGTACTACCACTAGGATACCCATAGGCAGTTGATGTTGTTCCAAATCCAAATGGTGGATTAGCTATTGTTATAGAACCACTCCCAGGTGTTGTTGTAATTGTTGTACCATTAGTATCTCCACAATAAATTTCATACGGTCTATATGGATTTGTTGGAGCTGGTGTAATATGTGGTAATGTTTGTATTGGTGCAGTATTTGGAACTCCAAATGGAAATGATGATAATGTACTATCATCCTTTACTTCTGCTAATTTTTCTTTTAATAAATCCCATTGCTTTGGAGTGATATTAAATTCATGCACTCCTTCTGTAAATCCTTTTAACCAAATAACGAATTCTTTTGATGTCATAACTTATATATTTGTATATATAAATATAATGAAAATAAAAAAGGGAAACAAATAATGTCTCCCTTTTCTTTTTATATCTTTCTTTAGATTAGAATTCTAAGATTGCGTAATCGTAAGTAATTGTTAATGTAATTTCTACCGGATCACTCGTATTCCAGTTAAAATCACCAAACTCTGCATTACTAATAAACGCACCTACTAATTTCCATTGTTCAACTTTATCACCCACAGGTCCTAAAGCGTAGAAATCAATATTCTTTTTATAGAAATCTGCGTATCCATCTCTACCAGTAATAGATTCATGTGATGTTCTAATCCACTCCATTACTGATTGTGCACCACTCGGTACAATTGGATCGTACATAGTGATTGTAATGTCAGTCCAATTAGATTTACCCTTAATTTTTCTCTTTAAGTTGATATGATCTAATTCTACTACTTCACTTTCAATCTTTGGTCTGTTTGCCGATTTTACCATGAAAGATGGAATACCATCGATTTCCATAATAAAACGGTTTTGTAACTTAGGTTCAAAGTTTGTATAGAATATCTTATCAAATGATAATACGTCAGCCATTGTTTATTTCTCCTTTACTTATTATAAGTATATCTTTTTTTAATTATGCGTTAAAACTTGCCCCAGTTGGTAAAACATTGAAATCAATTTGAATGAATTCTGCAGTTTTAGTTGGTTGTAAGAAGATAGCACCTTTTAATATGTTTCTATCAATTACATCTGGAGTGTTGTTTGTATCATCCATTACAACTCTGAAAGCGTATAAACCTTGTCTTTGTTGAATAGATTCTAAATAAGGGTTAACTGTGTTTAAGAAGCTATTTCTTGTATCAGTAGTATTTTGTTCAAATATTAAGAAACGAGATGTAGATGCGATAAACTTCTTAACTGTGATTAACAATCTTCTTACGTTGATTCTATCTAATGCAGATGGTCTACTCTGTAAAGTTTTTTGTCCGAATGCACTAATACCTTGTCCAGGAAATTGTGCGATTGGATTTACTTTTGCTTCGTATAATTCATCTCTTTCAGCGTGTGTTAATCTATTTAATACAGCTGCTGCACCAATTACACCACCTCTATTCAAACCAGCTGGTGCGAACCACTCTGCTGCTGTTGCATCATTTGCTGCATAAACTCTAGGTAATAAAACTGAAGGTGGAACTGTAATTAATCTACCAGTATTAGTATCGATTGTTTTTAACCAAGGATAGTAAACTGCTGCATAGTTAGTATCTAATGATTCTGCAACTGCTGTTACATCACCAATTGATGCTTCTTGTCCTGCAGGATCCATAATATAAAAAGTATCTGCTCTATTTTCACAAATATCCATTGCGTATTGTGTTATCGCTGAGTGATTGTTATGATTAACACCCGGTAATACTAATAAGTTAATATCATACTCATCTGTGTTTGATAATGCATCTAAACATTTTTTGTATGCTATTGAACCACTTGCTGCAGAAGTTGATAAGTTAAATCCTTGAACATTTGTTGAACTAATATCTGCACCTTTATAAATTGGTGTTGCTGCACTCATACCATCAAATCCACCTTGAAATGCTACCGTAAATGTTCTATAAGAAATTTGAGCTGCACTTGCTAAAGATGTTAATGATAAACCAACTTGTGAATCTAAACCGAATGCAACATTTGCACCAGTCAAAGCACTTTCAGGTAATGGTTTTAAATAAATACTATTATCAGTATTTCCTTCTAAATCAATACCACTTGCATATACTGAAGAACTCAATGAAGCTGTTGTATAAGTAACTGCTGGAATTCTATTAGAAATTGTACTTGTTGTTGCAATTGGTAATGTATAAGCATCATGTCCGAATGGAACTGCTACAATTGGAGCTGCTCCATCAACTTCTACTCTTACATATTTAGATTTATTTGCCCAATCACCTAATTGTGTTACCTTTCCATCAGATGCAATTGTTGTATAACTATCACCGATTACTCTACCAATAAAATTAGTTGATGATGGATCTAAATTTACATTATTAAATTGCTCTAAAATTGTTTTTCTTTTATCTGTATCGTTAAAATCTCTTACAACTACGGTGAATGTTCCGAAATCAGAACCATTGATATCACCAGCTGCTTTAACATTACTAATTGTAATTTTAAATCTTGTATTTTCTACATTACCATCAGCTAAAGTATGAAACTTAACTAAATTAAATCTACTATCACCAATCAATTGAGATTGAATCCATGGTGTAGAAGCGTAAGTTGCATCATTTGTAAAGTCTTGATTTGCAATTACTGATGCTGTTACAGTTGTATTTGCATCAAATGTAATACCATGATTCTTAAATAAACCATATACATATGCTTTTTTAGAACCGAATGGTGATGTTCCGAATACATCTTCTATATCCATATTATCCGCTGGATCAACTGATGCACTATATTGTCCGATAATTGAACCTGAAATGAAGAAATCACCACTAGTATTTGTTGTTAATACTGTTCCGGTAAATCCTGCATTAGAAGCACTACTTGCATTAAATACAATACCAATTGATGCAGATACTGCACCACTTGTTGCTGTTAATATAATAGGAGCTGTTTCAGTATAACCACCGATACCTGCTACTCTACAAATAGTTACTAAACCAGTCTCTCTTAAATAGTTTTGAGCGGTTAATTCTGTGTAATATGTACCATCAGCTGCACCAAAGATGTCTTCTAACTCTGAAGGTGATGTGATGATTGTTGGTTTAAACGCTGGTCCTTGTTTGAAAGGTCCTACGATTGCTCCACCAATAGCTCCAACTCCTTGTGCTATGAATGATAAATCGTTTTCTCTTGTAAACACACCAGGTGATACTAATTTTTCAGCCATTTTATTGTTTCTCCTTATAAATTATGTTATAATATTCTAATATAAATATACAAACATTGTTGTAAAAATATATTATTATTGTTCTTTAGGTGTAAATTCTCCAGTTGTTGTGTCTAGATTACCATCACCGTATTCTTTTTGTAAATCAGCGAAAAATAGTTGTTCTTCTGAATTTAGTTTTTCTAATTCAACATACATACTTTCTTCTTCTAATTTTAACTCTTTTTGTCTGATTTGATTTTGTCCTATAATAAACACTAGCTCATTATATTTCCCTCTCAATTCGTTCATTTTTTGTAACTGCTCATCTTTAATTTTTGCCATAATCTTTATTTATTTGTTCTATATATAAATATATATTTTTTTACTCAAACGATATTATAATCCGTATCTACCTTTTAAGTTATTCCAAATTACTCCAATTTCAGTTGCACTCAATGCTCTTTGATAGAAGAAGAATGAACCTAATTCACCAGTGTTACCATTCATTAATTCTATATCACCCGTTGAAGTGTTAGCGTGAGTAGCTTTAGCATCTGATGCCGTATATATCTCTACATTATTATTATATATTTTAGTTGTACCTGCTCCTGTTGTTACTGCATACATTCTCCAACCACTAGTAGTTTGTGATCCTACATTTATAATTATATTTGCAGTTGTATGCCAGAAGGCTACTAAACCACCCTCGGTTGCGGTACCAAATAAAAAGTCTGGATCTCTTCTAAAAAAAGTACCAGCACTATTTTTTACAAATGCAATAATAGTATATCCATTTGCAGTTGTTGAGTTAAACAATGTATGATTAGTACCGGTTGGGTTTCCAGGTTGTTTAACACCTAATTTATTAGCTGCAAATGTTAATGATTTTGGAGTTGATGTATTAAATACAGGTGCTACCTTTGCGGGATTTGAATTACCACCAAGTAGGTTAAAACCAGTTGTATTTCCACTTAAATCATTTAAATCTCTTTGACCTGATACGTTGTATGAATTTGCGAATTGTGGATCTAAATAACATGTTAAATTTTGCCATGGGATTGGTGCACTTGCTGCTCCTTTATTATGTGAAACAAATCCGTTTGCTAAGAAAGTATGTGCTACATCTACGGTAATTGTTGCAATTTCTAAATTTCTATTATGGAATTCAACATTTATAACATCGATTTCTTCAATTAATCCAGTTAGATTATTATATTTAATTAATTTATCACCTTCTGCTACATCCTCTGCTCTTGTAAATTGGTATGTATTTGTAATTGCATCCCAAGCATAGAAAGGATGAGCGTGTGTTGTTTTAATTGCACCATCATTAATTGATACATATTGATCAATAAATGAGAAATAGATATTACTAACTTGTGCATCTACTACTTCACCAGCACTAGCTGATGTATGATACCACCAATACCATTCACCCAAATCGTTTTCAGGTAACCATGATGGCATTCCTTCTGGTACAAATGTTTTAATACTATCACCAACATATAAATCACCAGCTTCAACTGATGTTCCATCTGCTAATAAAATTTGAGTATCAGTTGCAACACATAAAATATCGGAGTTAATAGAGTTATAACTATCTACTCTATATATCTGTTTTTCTGCTCTATTTTCAAACCCATAGTTTCCAGTTGAACCTGAGTTGTAACCATCTTCAAAATATACACTTAATCGGTTTCCATTAGCACTACCTGTGTAAGATGGTGAATTTGCCAAATTCAATGCATTAATAGCAGTTGTTTGACCACGTGTACCAACCTCAAAATCATATTGTGTCATATTAAAATCTAGCAAAAACTGATAGTTATTACCTTGTGTTCTAACTCTATTGTTAAATGCTAAACCTGCTCCTGTAAATGCAAATGTTACATTTTCGGATGTGTTTTCTACAATATATGTAAATGGTAGTGTTGCCGTTACACCATCTATTGAGAATGAACTCATAGATACCGGCGTACCCGCCATTCCATTTGCCGCGTTTAATGATGATGATTGTGAAGTTCTACCGGTTCCACTCCACGATCTGTATAAGTTACTTAAACTTAAATTTGATTTTGGCATATTATTTCCTTTTTATTTTCTTTAACTATTATAAATATCTAATAAACTATTAACCCATTTATCTTTATTTGAATACTCTAACATTTTTTCTTTTAATTTATTGAACCAATGTTTTTTATATTCGTAATCACTATTTTTAATCCACTGCACCGTTCCTTCAAACTCTGTTTTACTTTCTGCTCTAAATGGATAACTAAAATCTTTTAACCAATCTTTACTCAATATAGGTAGTTTTCCATAATCAACCGCTTGAAATATTGAATATCCAAATGGTTCATAATTAAAACAACTATGTGAAATCCCCCATTCTAAACGATAAAACCAATCTAATTTACTATAATCAAACATATATCGTTTAGCTCTTTTGAAATTCACCCCATATCCCTTCTCCCATATATTATTTAAAACTTTTAATGTTGTAAATAAATAACAATCTATGTTTTCTAAATACCACACTCTCTTTCTTGTTTCCGTTCTAGATGCAAAACCTACCTTTGTACTATCATTTAATTCTAAATTATGTTGAAAATCATAATAATTTGGAATATCTATGAACTCATATTTTGCGTGAGTAGGAGTTTGAAATAATCCAATCCATATTCTCTTTTTAGCTTTTTCTATAATATTCAGTTCCCATTCCGGATCTGTACCATAGTGTTGCATACCAGGTGCATCTGAAAATAAGCCAGCTTTGAGAGACATATCTATTGAATTATGCATTACATAACTCTCTATCTTGTCCAAATTGTTTAGGATTGCTGAGTTAGGGTAATAGTGTCCGTGTAGTATGTGTATTCGCCGAGCACTATTTATAAGTTCATCGAACTTATCTTTATCATCCACTTGCCAATAAATTTCAAGGGGGAACTTGTCCCCCTCAAAATCATCTGGTCTTTTTCTATGTATAAGTAGGATAGGTTTTACTTTTAAATGAGGAACAACATATTCTACAAAATTGTTCACCCAAACATCACTACCAGCACCTACTTTATTTCCGAAACCTGTTGTATAATATACATCATACATTCTTATAAGCTATTATTCTTCTTTAATTTTTCGATTTCTAAAGTTAAAGAATGTATTTGTGTTTGTTGTTCTTTGATTGCTTCTACCAATAAACCTATTGTTTTAGAATAATCTAATGCTAAGAAACCATCTCCTCTTTCTTTCACCACTTCTGGTAAAACTTCTTGTACTTCTTGTGCAATTAAACCAGTCTTAGGTGTTTCTTTAGTTGCTGTATCAACATCATCATTCCATTCCCAAGTTACACCATTTAATTTAGTTACTTTTGCTAATGCATCTGTAATATTTACAATGTTGTTCTTATGTCTTTTATCTGAAGTTGAATATGCTACTACATCACCAGTTGCTGTGATAGAACCACTTACGATTTGATTAGCTGTAAATGTATTTGCTCCTGCTAATTTAGCATAAGATGTAAATGCACTTGCAGATAATGCTGTTTGAGAAGCTAAACTTGCACTAAATGAAGTTGCTGCACTTGCACTATATGCTGAAGCACTTGCAAAAGCACCAGCTGCAGAATTTAAGTTGGTTACAATTCTACTATCTACTGATGTTGAATATGTTGTTACATTACCAATTCCGGTTAAGGTTGAAACACTTAATGAACCAGATATAGTTGTAGATGCATTGATATCCAATGTTCTGCTACTATTTGTCATATCACCATACATAAATGGTTGATCACCCACTTCACCATTTGAAACATAAAATTTATAACTTTCATTCGTATATGAAGAAGGTCCTGCATTTGCACCCAAATATAAGTTATTCGTTGCGATACCGGTTAGATAACTACCTGCACCGTATCCAATTGCTGTATTTTTAATAAATCTATCCGTTTCATCACTTTTACCTTTTAATGCATTACCACCAATTGCTGTTGTATAAAATCCACTATTTACATAACCTCCTACACCATCACCTACGAATGTATTTGATACAGGTTGTCCATTCACACCACCTGGGTCTGCTAAAGTAAATGCTGCACTTTTACCGATTGTGATATTTCCTACACCATTTACCATTGAATAACCTGCTTGGTCACCCATTGCAATATTATTACCACCGGTTGTTAAATTATATAATGTACCTCTACCAATACCAGTATTAAATTCACCAGTTGTTAAATCAGGCATTACATCAATACCTAAAACAGTATTATTATCAGGAGTATCTCCTCTTCTACCAATTTCGAATTTACCTATATTAACATAAGAACCACTACCAATTATTATATTTGCCTGAGAGTATAAACCATTAGGGAAAGTTTGAGAACCATCTGCATTTGTTGTAATAGATGATAATATTGCACCGGCTGCAACAACATTAATTGAACCAGTTGAAATATAAAGGTCTCTCCAAATTTTAGTTTGAGAACCCAAATCAAATACGTTATCCACAGATGGAATAAGTGATGAACTTAATGATGCAACTACATTAACTGTATCGGATGTATTATCACCGATTGTTAATTGTCCACCTAAAGTTAAATTACCCGCAATATTTGCGTTACCTGTGATATCTAATCCAGAACCTGAAATAGCTCCGAATGTTCCAGTACTTCCTGTACCAGTTGATGATAAAACGATATCACCTGTTGCTCCACCAATTACTAATGTTCCCAATGTAGTGTTTACATATGGTTCACCGAATGCTAACGAACCTGATTGTTGTGCGGTCGTACCACGTCTAAATTTAAGTCCCATTTGAGTTTACTCTTTTTTTTAGTTTGTTATTAGTCTATAAATATATAAATCTTAATACTAAACTATCTTATTTTCTAAATCTTTTATTCGTTTTTCTTGTTCTTTTGCAACTTCAATTAATAAACCTATAATCTTATCATAATCAACACCTAAATAACCAGTAGATGATTCTTTTACTAACTCAGGCAATACTTTTTCAACATCTTGAGCTATCACACCATAATCATGTTTACCTGCTTTAAATATAGATTTATCATTCCAATCAAATTCGACACCTCTTAATTGTTGTACTTTGTGGATTGGATTAGAAATTAATTGAATGTTATCTTTTAATCTTTCATCCGATGTTGAGTATGCTACTACATCTCCGGTTACATTTAACGAACCACTTATGATTTGGTTTTGTGTAAATGTATTTGCTACCGCTAATTTAGCATAAGTTGTTACTGCACTTGCAGAGTATGCCGAAGCACTTGCTAAAGCACCTGCTGCTGAATTTGCATTTGTAATTGCTACCGTTGCCGCACTTGCACTATACGAAGATGCACTTTGGAATGCTCCCCATGCACTTGCGGAGTTTATAGAAATATTAGTAGATTGTGTTGCATCTGTTTGATATATAGATGCACTTAATGTATTTACATCAGTACCAATATTACCAAATCTACTATTTAATGATGCACTAAATGCAAATAAACTACCACTTAACTCACTAAACGAAGTTGAACCAGTTTGATTTAATGAACCTGTTATAGTCAGTATATCACTTTGTTGATCTCCAATTTGGTTTGAACCACTACTAAATATTACAGATGAACTTTGTATGATTGTATGTAATTCAGTTGCGTATATAGTTCCACTAACAAATAAATTTCCACTTGCTGTAATATCATTTGTTACATTTAATGAACCACTAATAATTTGGTTTGCTTTAAATGTATTTGAACCGGTTGTTGCATATGTTGTATCGTTAAATTCCAATGAATCTAATCTACTATCTACTGATGTTGATAATGATGTTACTACTGAAGCTGATACATAATTTGTGATTAAAGAAGTTATCTGTAATTGTTGGTTTGTATCAGTTGTTGCTATACTTGAACTTAAATCAATTCTTGCTGCATTACTTTCACTAATAGATGTTGCAAATGAACTACTATACGAAGATGCACTTTGGAATGCTCCCCATGCACTTGCGGAGTTTATAGAAATATTAGTAGATTGTGTTGCATCTGTTTGATATATAGATGCACTTAATTCTGTTACATTAGCTACACTTATACTAATTCTACTATTAAATGATGAAGATATATCTCTTACATCTATACCATCCACTGCACCACTTATAGAACCAGTTATATATTGTGTAAATGTATTATATCCTGTAAATGTATTATTTGTTGAAGTGTTTGCTCCCGCTGCAATACTTAGATTGGAAACGGATGTACTTATATTTAAAATTGAAGTTTGTAATGCTCCACTAGTTGCACTTAAAGATGAACTAAACGAAGAACTATACGAAGATGCACTTTGAAATGCTCCCCATGCACTTTCACTTACTATTAATATTGAACTTTGTAAACTTGCACTATACGAAGATGCACTTTGGAATGCTCCCCATGCACTTTGAGAATTTATTAATATACTTTGAGTTGCATTATTAATTGTGGTATAAAAACTGCTACTATATAAATTTGTTATAGCATTACTTGCACTAATCCTACTATCTACTGATTGCGAGTATGTTGCTAAACTACCACTTAATTCTGTAAAGTTAGTTGAACCAGTTACTTCTAATGAACCTGTAATACTTACTTTATCACTTTGTTGATCACCGAAAGTTTGAGAACCACTACTGAATATTACTGAGGAACTTTGGTATATTGTATGAATTTCAAATGCGGTAATTGTTCCTGTAATATCTACATTACCACTTATAATTTGAGAACCATTAAATGTATTTGAACCAGTTGTTGCAAATATAGCTACCGCACTTGCACTATATGCTGAAGCACTTTGGAATGCTCCCCATGCTGATGCAGAGTTTACGGTAATATTTATATCTTGATTATAATCTCTTGTATAAATTGATTCACTTACTAAACTTAATGAAGTAGATACACTTTGTGATAATGTTGCTATTGTTCCACTAATAGAAGAACTTACTGAACTTAAGGATGAACTAAATGAACTACTATAAGAACTTGCACTTTGGAATGCTCCCCATGCTGATGCACTATTCGAAGCAATATTATCAATATTAGTGTTTATAGTTGTATAGAAACTTGCACTATATGCACTTGCACTTTGGAATGCTCCCCATGCACTTTGAGAATTTATTAATACACTTTCTGTTGTATTATTAATTGTGGTATAAAAACTACTACTATATGAAGATGCACTTTGGAATGCTCCCCATGCACTTTGAGAATTTATAATTATCCTATTATCTACGGATGTACTATATGTTGTTATATTACCAATACCATTAATCGAACCACTTAGAGTGCCCGTTAATTGTGTAAATGAACCAGATGTTGCATAAACATTTCTATATACTTTAGATGTAGAACCCAAATCGTATATATTAGTTGCATCAGGTATAATTGAAGAACTTAAATCTGCATTAAAAATAACACTATCATTTGTATTATCACCAATTGTAATAGTACCACCTAATGTAATATCTCCACTTACGTTAAAACTACCACTATTAATTCCACCGATTTTTGCTAATTGTACATTAGTACCAATATCAGTACCTAATGCTAATGATTGAGATTCAATATCATAATATAATTCACCACTTTCTAATGAACCGGTAAGTGATTCTCCTCTCCTAATTTGAAATAATGATGCCATTTAATCTTATATGTTTTTTATAAATATCTTAAATTAATATTTTGTTTAATTATCTAATATAAACTTCTACTCTTGCACTTCTATTTATACCAGTCGTATCTTGACAACACCCAATCATATCTCCACCTGAATAGTTTCCGTATCTACTATCCATACCAATTCCACCACTTACATCGTCCGAACCTCTGTATGGGCCAATAGCCAAAGTGGCTGGAGATGTATATAATCCTTCTCCATTCTCATTCCAACCAAACCCCCATCTAACTTTTGCATCGGTTACACCAAAATATGTTGGGTTATTTCTAAAATTAAATCCGTAAAATCTAATATCCACCTGGCTTGAAAATATACCACTAGCCCAACCAGTAAAAGTTTTTGCATCTCTTAAAAAATATCCACCATAAGTACCACCATCTCCACTTTCGTATGTTCCTGCATTAGTAAAAAAATCTACTAAATTTGTTCGTGTACTAGCTCTACCACCATTAAAACCTTTTTCCATCCATGTCCAAGTTCCTGTTCCAGCAATACTACCTCCGCTTGTTGCAATATCAGGCCATCTAGCCATTAAATCCGTACCTTCGAAATAATTGAATGCATCATATTTAGCATCACCATCATCTTGATTTAAGTTATTTTGATTTAATACATTTTGTGTAGTCCAATAACTTGCCCCATAATTAAAAGTAGTTCCTCTTGTGGCTTTCATTACCATCATCCACCCTCCACCATCAAATGCACTATCCATTATACAAAATGTTTTTCTAGGGCCGATGCTGGGTAAATTTATATAATATACACCATTTGGTGCATTTGAATTTAAGGTTTTTATTGTTTGCGCCGAATCTGCTGGATTAAATGCTGAACCCAATGGAGCATCTACTCCGTATCTACCTCTTTGTTCATTAAATATAGTTCCAATTTCTTCATCACTTAATGCTCTATTATATATCATTACACCACCTATATACCCAATAAGTAGTTCACCATCATTTCCTTCACCAAATCTTAATGTTTCGGTATTTGTAGTTGAACTAACTGCTCCCGTTACATATGCACATCGTATTGTATCAATGAATGTTGCTTTTGACGAACCATCACTTCTAATAACAACTTGTTGCCATTTACTCCCTACTATTGAATTTGTTGGTGTATCTATCGCGCCTAATGAATAGTTTGTTTCATAATGAATATATCCAAATGCACTTCTTAATGTTGCAGCATATTGTTGTGAGTTTCCTTTACTTATTAATCCATGCCAAGTTGTTCCTCCCAATGATGGATTTACCCAAATTAAAACAGTATATTGTTGTGTACTTGTAAAATCTAATGAACTATGATGTGCAACATTTGCTCTTGCAGTTCCATCGAAATATAAAGAACCTCCTCCGGTTGTGTTAAATGTTACGCCGGAACCAGGTAGAGTTAAATTATTTGAATTTCCTGATAAATCAGTTAGTGTACTACCATTACCACTATAACATTGAGGGTCACCTGCATCTATATAACAAACTAAACCAGATGTACTATAATTTTCTTTTCTTTTTTGTGCACTCATCCATTTAGTTCCATCATATACTTCAACCTCAGTACGACTTGAATTATATCTCATCATTCCAGTTGTTGGTGATGGTCTTTGTGTTCCTGTTCCGGATGGTAATCCCAAATATCCCGTAGAACTTGTTATTGTTGTATTTTTTAAACTTGCCATATTATCTTATCCATAATTGAACGTGTGAAAGATACATTGCCTCATCCGCTTGAGCTTGGTCTGCTCCCAATACATGTCTTGCAGTAAATGAAGTTGATGTGTGGTCATAATAACCACTATCAAAAACATAATATCCATGTATAGTTGGGTTACCAGTAGCAGTTGTCCACGGTGTATGTGTATATGTTTTTGACCCACTCCATGTTGCAGTTGCACCGGATTGTAAAACAGATATTGATGGAACTGCATTCCATGTTTTTGTAAATCTTAAAAATTCAGTTTCAGTTCCAGTAGAATTCATTAAAAATAAATTATTAGTTTCAGTATCTACGGAATCTACTAAATGCCAAAATACTACATAACGAACTTGTGTATGTGTTGGAATCGAACCCAATGTTAATGTATATGTTGCCGGGCCTGTTGTCCAACCGTGTGCTGTAATGTGTCCCAATCCACCGAAATTTAACATTGAATAGGTTGTACTATTATTCCAATTTCCGGTATATAAATTTGCATCTCTGCCTTCATAATAATGTAAATAACCTTCCGTTCTAGCATATGGATTTAACCAACTACTGATATAAACTTCGGGTCTACCTAATGTACTATTATATCTTAGATATCCATTTGATGCGGATGGTCTTTCACCAGTAGTACCGGTTGGTAATCCGATAAACCCAGTATCATTGATTGTTAAATTTTTTAAGCTTGCCATTATAGTCCGAATCTATATTTTTGTGCGTTATAATTTTGTAAAACTTGTGCCCCACTTAATCCTATACTATACATTCTTGCAATTGCAATTTGTCCTTGAAAATTATGAAGAGCATCGGTCAATCCACTACCATATGTTCCAACTACATATGTTGCTGCGGCAATTGTTCCGGTTTGTGCTGATGACCAAACTTGACTACCATTTACATAAGCTCTACTTGTTGAACCATCCCACGTACCTACAATATGAGACCAAACATTATTAGGAATATTACCATCTGCACTATATGGTCTACTACTATTAGTGGTATTTGCCCAATGTAGTGAGTGTGTACTACCACCATCTGCAGAATTAAATAAACCCAAATACATTGTGTTTGTTGCTGAAATTACTCCACCTCGTACCGTACCAGTACTTACCGTTCTTGTTGGCTTTATCCATGCCTCACATGTTATTTGTGATGTTGGTAATGTATTTAATGTAGAAATTCTAACATAATCGTTAGTTCCATCAAATGAAACAGCTCCACCCGAACTCTCTGTTGGTGAATGGGTTGGTCCGTTTACAAATATTCCATGTGCACATTGTGAACTAATATCATACCATATATTACCACCTCGATAACTTGTTGGTTTACTACTATCTAAATGAAGTAATAAATTTGAAGTTACAATAGCATTTTCTGAAATTTTACCAGTTGTATAGTCTAACCAATAACTACCATTATAATATTCTATAATACCCAATGTAGTATTGAATCTAATATATCCTGTAGCTGGTGATGCCGGTCTTTGGGTTGTTGTTCCCGATGGTAATGTTATATGACCAGTATCGTTTATAGTAAGATTTGTAAGATTTGCCATTATCTATTTGCTTTTAAATCTTCAATTTCTTTTTTTAAATCTTTTATTGCCTCGATTAAAACTGCGGTAATTCTACTATATGAAACTGAATCTATTTCACCTTCTTCACTTTTTAAAACTACTTCAGGTAAAACTTCATAAATTTCTTCTGCAATCACACCGACTTCTTTAACACCATTATCTTTTTTATTATAAGTAACACCCCTCATTTGAAGAACTTTATCTAAACCATATTTAATAGTTTCAACATTTTCTTTATATCGTAATGAAGAAGTTTCTGTAAAAGTACCAGATATAGTGGCGTTGCCATTACTTGCTAATAAAAATTTAGTAGAATTAGCTGCACCATTTGTTATGTAAAACTCACCGTCTGTTGCAACTACTAATGTGTTAGAGGCCGCATAGGTTGTTCCTCCTCTCGTTGCACCATTTAAATAAATTGTAGCTCCTCCACCTCCACTAGATACACTACCATAAGAATTACTTGCTCCTAATGTTAAAAATCCCGTAGTACCACTATTAATTGAAATTGTTCCAGTAAATGTATTAGAACCGGTTGTTGCAAACGTAGTTGATTTAAATTCTTCACTTCTTAATCTACTATCTACTGATGTACTTAATGAACTTACACTTGCTGAGTTTATTGTAATATTATAGTTAGATGCACTTATTGATGTTTCTACCGATGAACTATATGTTGTTACATTACCAAATCCAGTAATTGTAGAAGCACTTAAAGCACCGGTTACATCTAAACCATTTGTAATAGTTACTTTAGTACCATCATCACTAATATTTGAATCAACTAAATGTTCTTTACCTGTTCCTTTTGGTAATCTATTATTTGTAAGATATGTTTCGTTTCCTAAATTATCATATGTTTCAGGACCCATTAAAGCAACGGAAGATGTTACAACACTACTATCTCCTCTATGAATAAATAACATTTCATCTTGTACTGAATCATACAAAAATGAACCAGAACCACCCACCGAACCACTATCACCTATTACCAAACCAGCATATCTAATTGCCGGAGTTGCTGTGTTTAAATTTACAATGTTAGTACCGATTGATACTGCCGATGCTGTAATATTTTGTAGAGATGAACTACCTTGTACTATTAAATTTGAACTTACGAAAAGTGAACCTGTAATAGTTTGTGTTCCTATAAATGTATTGCTACCAGTTGTTGCATATGTTCCACTATTACTTTCAAAATTTACTACTCTACTATTAACGGATGAACTAAATGTTGAATATCCAGTTGTTTGTGTTAAATCAATTTGTGAAGAACCACTTACTAATGGAGTTGTTGTTGATACAATAGAACCGGTGATACCAATGTTATTACCAAATTGAATTGCATTGCCATCAGAAGATGTTATTTTATTACCATTTTGTATTTGTAGTGTTCCTCTTACATCAATTAAACCAGTTGTTGGATCAAATAATAAGTTACCACCACCTGATGATTTTAATTGAATATCACCATCTGCAGATTGTAAAATAATACTATCACTTCCTGCTTCTAAAATCTTAATTGATTGTCCTACATCAGTTGTAATTTGTAACTCATTTCCAGTTGAACCCAATACCTTTGTTCCATCTATATAAAGTGAACCAGATGAAACGTATATATCTCTCCATTGATACGTTGCACTACCTAAATCGTATGTATTATCCGTTGCAGGTATAATTGAACCACTCATTGTTTGAGTTCCTACAAACGTATTAGAACCCGTTACAGCATATCCTAAATTAGAAATTTGCGTTGAAGAACTAATAATGTTATTTGGTTTATTTTCAATGTTATCCCACGTTGTTTGTGTGATACTACCACTTAACACATATCTACTATCATATGAACTTGTCAATTGTGCCGAACTACTTACTACTCCATTTGGTAAAGTTGCGTTAATACCTTCTGCACCAACCGTTGCTACTAATTGATTTCCTACAATAAACTTAATACCTTCGGTTGTAGGAACAATTTGAGAACTTCCAGTTGTATTTGCTAAAAATCCTTTATAACCAACCGGTGAACCTACTTCTTGTTCCCATTGAAAATCTATTAAATATTTAGATGATGTTACGTTAAATTCACTTATAGATGCTGAACTATTTGAATCATAATCCCAACCATCTCTCGGTATATCATCACTTACTACACCTCTTAATCCACTACCATCACCTTGAAAAGAACCACTAAAACTTCCACTATTATTTCCTTGACTTAAATCTGCCCCATTCAAATAAAATGAACCAGTTACGTTTACTGAACCTGTGAATTGGTGTATATCATCGGATGTATTACCAAATTTAGAACTACCACTTTCAAATATAACCGATGATGAAATTATGTTAATATTGAATTGAGTTGCATTAATCGCACCCATTACTGTTAAACTACCGGTGATTGCCGCACTTCCACTTAATTGAAAATTGTTGTGTGTAATGTTTAAAGTATCGTTAATTGATAAACCACTACCACTTAATGAACCACTTGCATCGATATCACCATCTGTAATTACATCTCTAACTACATATAAATCTCTTTGTATTGTAATATCATCACTAACGAATAATGAACCAGATGTAATTGAATCCGTTGTTACTATTGTTTCTACTGACTCTACTGAGCCGGATTTCTTAAAATATAATTTACCATCAAAGGTATTAATTGCTACTTCACCTAAGTTAATTGAACCCGTATCAGGAACCCTACCAGGAACGGCTGAGCGTTTTAGTATAATGTTTTGAGCCATATGTATGGAAACGTTTTATGTGTTATCTAACAACGAAAAAAGGTACTATATAGTACCTTTATAAATATGTTAAATTAAAATAAAACGAAATAATATAAATATTAAAATCCCCCACTTTTAAGGTGAGGGAATTTATATATTTTATTTTATAATTTTATTATGCCCAAACACCTGCATCAGGACCTGCTGCAAATTGAGTATAAATTGAAGAACTGAATGATAATACATCACCGATACCATATACACTACCACTAAACCCATCTTCTGCTGTGATAGTTGCAATAGTTAAATCATTGTATCTGAAATCAATTGCATCTGCATCAGTTGCTACTTTGTAAAGAGAACCACTACCTTGAATAAATCCAATTGTTCCTGCAAATGGGTCAGAGTTGAAATCAAAATCATCCGGTCTCATTGATGCGGTTACACCTGTTAAGTTGCTACCATCACCACTAAATGAACCTGTAAATGCACCACTTACTGGACCTGCAAAGTATGTGTTACCATCAAAGTTTGCATCACCATTGATTTCTAATTGTCCAAACGAACCTGTTCCTAAGATATTAATTGAACCAGTTACTTCCGCACCGGTTACAACAAGTTGTTCAATCGTTACTGTCCCAGCATTATCTTTTTTAAGAAATACTCTACCATCTGTGGTGTTTACACCCAATTCACCAAGTTGTAATTGGTCGGTTGTAGGTACTTTTGCCGCTAAATTTGAACGTCTTAAGAGTACTGATTGTGTTACTGCTGTTGCCATATATTTGTTTTCCCTTTTACTTTTCTTTTTAAAATCCCCCATATTTCAGGGGGATTAATTATTTTTTATTAGAATGAACCACCATCTATTGTTGTTTCTAATACTGTTATTCTATAATTACTTGCACTTACTGATGTTGCAAATGAACTACTATTGTTAGTAATATCAGTACTTTGAGTTGCATCAGTTAAGTATATTGAAGCACTTAATGCTGTCAAACTTGCTGCACTTGCACTAAATGAAGTTGCTACTGAAGAACTAAAGTCACCAGTTACACTCGCTACGCTTGCACTTAAAGAACTTATACTTGCATTTGATGCAGATAATGAAGTTGCAAATGAAGAACTATTATCAACGATAGTAAAATTACTAGCACTTGTTGAAGTTGCAAATGCTCCACTTACTTCACTTAAACTTGCACTTACTGAAGATATATATGCATTACTTGCAGAGAATGAAGTTGCTACTGAAGAACTAAAGTCACCGGTCACACTTGCTACACTTGCACTTAAACTTGCAATACTTGCGTTACTTGCAGAGAATGAAGTAGAAATTGCAGTGTCAAATGAACTAAATCCTGTTGTAGAACTTAAAGTAATTTGTGATGAACTACTTACTACACTATCACCTACTGCTAATAATACTTTTGCTTCACTACCACTCTTACCCGCTATCCAGTAATCATTAGTTGTATCCCATAATAATGAACCACTAATTGTTGAAGGTGCAGTTGGATCTTTTACGATTAATCCAGCAAATGCTCCCGCTGTTCCATTTAATGAAAGAATATTATCACCTAAATCAATTGTAGTTGAATTAACAACTGATTGTGTACCTATTACTCTTAAATCACCTAAAATTGTTACTGAAGAACCTGTTAATTCAAACGCTGCATCAAATGCTGATTGAGATGCTTCTAAAACTACAATTCTATCAGTTTGATTACTATCAGTTAAGTAAATACTTGCACTTAAATTTGATACAGAAAATGCACTTGCACTAAATGAAGTAGCTACTGAAGAACTAAAGTCACCAGTCACACTTGCTACGCTTGCAGATAATGAAGTAATTGCTGCATTACTTGCAGAAGTAGAAGTTGCGAATGCACCACTTACTGAATTTAAATCAGAAGCTGCACTTGCAGAGAATGAAGTATATTCAGCTTTAGATGCACTAAATGAAGTTGCTACTGAAGAACTAAAGTCACCAGTTACACTTGCTACACTTGCACTCAATTGTGAAACGGTATATGCACTTGCACTAAATCTACTATCTACTGATTGAGAAAATGCTCCAATGTTTCCTACACCACTTATGTTAGATGCACTAAATTCGTTAGTTACTGTTGTTATACTAGCAGAAACTACTAATACGTTATTATTTATACCATCAGGTGATACTGAGAAATTTGCATTGTGAATATGAACACCACTACCAGTCGCTGTTAATCTTAATTCGTTTTCAGCTATGATATTAACGTTATTATCTATATTTCCTAATTCAATTTTACCTTGGTTTCCAGATATATGATTTGTTACTAAATCTTGACCAAATTGAATATATACTGAGCCACTTACGGTTACATCACCCAATATACCTTGTGAACCAGTGAATGAATTTGAACCAGTTGTTGCAAATGTTGTAGATTTAAATTCTTCTGCATCTAATCTACTATCTACTGATGTTGATAATGCTAATTGTGATGCGTTACTTGCTGATATTGCCGTTGCTGCACTTGCACTAAATGATGTATATTCTGCATCACTAGCCGATATTGCGGTTGCAAATGAAGATGAATCTGAATAATAAGATTGTGTGAATGCTAAATAAGAAGCTGAAATAGTTTCTAAATTTGCTACTCTTGTACCAATTTCACCACCACCACCTAATGAAGCTTCTAAAGTATCTAATCTACTATCAACTGATGTAGATAATGCTAATTCTCTTGCATCACTTGCACTAATTGAAGTAGCAAATGCACCACTTACTGAATTTAAATCAGAAGCAGCACTTGCAGAGAATGAAGTATATTCAAATTTACTTGCACTTAAAGAAGTTGCAACTGCACCACTTACAGAGTTTAATTCTGAAGCTGCACTAGCACTAAATAATGTGTATTCTGCTTTAGATGCTGAAGTTGATGTTGCAAATGCACCACTTACAGAGTTTAAATCTGAAGCTGCACTTGCTGAATTTACCGTTGCTGTGAAAGCACTTGCACTAAATGAAGTTGCTGCACTTGCACTAAATGATGTGTATTCTGCTTTAGATGAACTAATTCTAGTATCAAATGAAGAAGAATCACTATAATATGATTGTGTGAAAGATAAATAAGAAGAAGAAATAGTTTCTAAATTTGCTACTCTAGTTCCTATTGAACCACCACCACCTAAAGATGTTTCTAATGTTGCAACTCTACTATCTACTGATTGAGAATATAAAGTTACATTACCTATACCTGCTATTGTTGAAGAACTAATCTCACCACTTACATCTAAATCACCACTTACGATAATTGTAGATGCACTTTGTTCCATTATAGAATCACCAATATGATCTTCTCCAACCGCAACCATAATTTTTCCAGCGGTTAAAGTTGCTTCATCACCTAACGAACCGGTGTTTTTAGGACCTGCTATTAATATTGCTGAATTGTATCCTTCTCCACCCGCATTAGGATGTTCGTAAATCCATCTATTATTTAATGAATCCCACCATAATGAACCACTTGCACCAGCTCCACTACCACTATCTTGTACACTTACACCACCAAATCTAACTGCTGGAGTTGCTGTGTTTAAAATTACGGTGTTTGTACCAATTGATACTGCACTAGCTGTAATATTTTGTAGTGAAGAAGAACCTTGTACTACTAAATCATTTGTAATATACATTGATCCAGTAATAACTTGAGTTCCAAAGAATGTATTTGAACCAGTTGTTGCGTAAGTTGCATTTACTGCAGCTTGTGAAGAACTGAAAGAATTAAATTGTGTTGCTGCACTCGCACTAAATGATGTGTATTCTGCTTTAGAAGCTGAATCAGTTGTTGCTAATGAAGAACTTAAATTTGAAATTGTACTTGCTACTGAAGAACTTAATTCAGTTTGTGATGCTGCACTTGCACTAAATGAAGTAGCTACTGAAGAACTAAAGTCACCAGTCACACTTGCTACACTTGCACTTAAACTTGCAATACTTGCGTTACTTGCAGAAGTAGATGTTGCAAAAGCACCACTAATATTAGATACACTTGAACTTAAATTTGTGATTGATGTTTGTGTTTCACCAATAGATGATGTCAAACTACCACTTAATGAATTTAAATCACTTGCTACACTTGCACTTAATTGAGAAACCGTAAATGCACTTGCACTAAATGAAGTTGCTACACTACTACTAAAATCACCAGTTACACTTGCTATACTTGCATTACTTGCACTAAAAGAAGTCGCAACTGATGCACTAAATGTACTAATGTTACCTGTTAAATCAGGAGTTGTATTACCATCGGCACCTAATAAGAATAATGTGTTACTACTACTTGCATAGAAAGGAACACCATCCATTAAATTACCATAAGATGAAGCTGAGAATATAGGAGCTACTGCACCTTGTAATACTCTGTTTGCAGCTACTACTGAACCACTCTCTACTGCTGCAAATACTAAGCCTTGTCCGTTAGTTACATCTGTTAATTTACTTGAACCGGTAGCTATTAATATCTCACCTTTCTGAAGTGAGCCGGTTGCTGAAGATAGTCTGTCTAAACTACCACGTCTATTTTTAATGATTTGTGCCATAATTTATATTGGGGTTACTCCTTTACTGATAATAAATAGTAAAATTTACTATTAATCATAAAGTTTTTTGAATATTTTTTTGTTTTTTTTGAATTAATTCTACCACTCTCCACCATCCGCTACTGATGACGTTACAAACACCTCATAATCGGTTGCAAATTCAGTATCTACCGTTGTTGCCATTGAAGAACCTGATGTGAAGTTTGCGTTAAATATATCAATAACTTGTTGTGAAGATGATATTACACCGGCTGGTAAGTTTGAAGTTACTGCACCGATTTGTAATTGTGTCCAACCATTTGGATTTCCTACATTTGCCGTATCTGTTAATACCCACATTGTAGAATCATCTTGTTGGAAAACAATTAATCCCTTATATACATTTGCTAAAGATAAGCCATAACGGGCCGATTGATTAGCTAATGCAAATCTTGCATCAACAGGCTCACTATTCGTTATGTTAAAACCACCAGGTAATATAATTGCCATTTCTTATCTTTCTATTTATGTTAAAATATATGTTATACTACTTCCTGCACCACCTGCATTCAAAAGAGTTGTTCTATAAACTTTATATTGACCAACCGTTGTTAGTGTAAATTGTCCCAATACTGCAAACCCACTTGTCGTAATACCCGTTAGATTTGGTCTTGCCGAATCAAATACTATATAAAGATACTTATCACCTGTCCAACTAATTGTTAGAGTTTGTCCACTTGCAGTTGTTGTTCCTTTTACAATCGTTCCTATTGTTCCACCTATTGTAGTATCCCATGCACCAATGTTTTCTAATTCAGTTGCAGTAAATGAGTCTGCTGCACTCGCTCCGTGTCTTAAACTTCTAATCTTTGTATATGTAGTAGTTGCAGTTGATGTTGTTGTTAAATCAGGACTATTATCACCCGTTGGAGATGCATAGTTTGCAGTTGCAGTTATACTAATAGAAGTAGAACCTGTTGCAGAACCCGTTATATAATAAGGTGATGGTACATTTGATGTCACACTTGTCAAATTCCAACTATTAGAAGGATTTGCAGATGATGATGTGAATGTAATACTACCAGTTGCACCTTGTTCAATTTGATTTGATGTTGAACCTAATTGTACTACTACGGAACGTTCAGTTGTTGGTGCTGCTGGATTAGTTTTAGAAAGTGTACCAGTTGTTGTAGTTGATGTTTTATACAATGTTCCATCTAATGGTGAACTTGCTGTATATTGTAATTGATAAGTATGTGAACCACTCGTTGTTGTATTATATGATAATGATGTTCCACTACCAACTTCCGTTAATAATGTAGAACCCTCATATAAAGATGCACTTATTAATGTATATCCTTGATTATTCCAAGTACCATTAACCGTATAGTTATCGGTTACTTTATTAAATCTATCAGTTACAAATCCAGTTAAAGATGCTGCTACTGAAGATGGTTGTGTTGGTGTTCCAAAAATAAATTTAAGAACTCCATTTGTAAATGTTACTGCTGTATTATTATCAAAATCCGCAACCTCAATTCCTGTTAATTGCTCAATACTATTAGTTACATAATTAATAAAACCACTACTTTGAGATAATGCTGCTAATGATGTTGCTATTGAAGAACTTATAAATGATTGTGATGCTGATATAGATTGACTAATTACACTAACTGCTATATCTGTTGCAAATGTATCATCTAATGAAGAACTAAATTCTTCCAATGCATCTAATCTACTATCTACCGAAGTACTAAATGTTGTATTTAAATAAGATGATGTAGCTTCGGTCAAATCCAATCTACTATCTACTGATGTACTTAAATTTGTAATTGTTGTTGCAAATGATGAACTTAAATTTTCAAATCCACTTGCTAACGAAGAACTAATAGATGCACTTAAATATGATTCCGATGCTGATATTGCTTGGCTTACGGCTGATACTGCTATATCAGTTGCAAATGTTGCATCCAATGAAGCACTAAATGCTTCTAATGCTGCCGTACTTGCACTAAATGAAGTTGCTACTGAACTACTTAATATATTTATTGTTCCACTAACCGATGCACTTAATGCTGCTAATGCCGCTGCACTTGCACTAAACGAAGTTGCTACACTACTACTAAAATCTCCAGTTACACTTGTTATACTTGCGTTACTTGCACTAAATGCCAACGCTACCGATGCACTAAAATTAGAAATGTTACCTTCTAAATTTATTACTTCGTTACCACTACTATTTAATAATACTAATGAGTTTGAACCACTTGCATAAAATGGAATACCATCTATTATACCAATATATTGTGATGCCGTTAATTGTGGTGCAACATCACCTTTCATTACTCTATTAACCGCTTGTATAGAACCACTTTCAACGGTTACAAATGTAATAGAAGAACCATTATTTGCTGAGATATTCGATGAACCTGATGCAAATATAACCTCACCTTTTTGTAAAGAACCAGTTATAGTAGATAGTCTTTCTAAACTACCACGCTTTAATTTTAATATTTGACTCATCTATGTATCTATGTTATTATTAAGGTATTATATATAAGTATTAAAATTCCCCTTGATCAATTATTTGAGAAGAAGTAATATAAACTTCGTAATCTGTTGCGTATATATCGTTTAATGAAGAACTAAATTGATTAAATGTTGTTGAACTTGCACTAAATGATTGAGATACTGATTGTGTATATGAATTGAATGAACCGGTAGTTACATATGTTTGAGAAAGTATTCCAATTGTTTGTGCTAATGATGCACTTACTACATGTCTTTCTAAATCACTACTCATTGAAGTATCTAATTGAACTACAAATGCATCATATCCACTTGCATCATTTAGATTAACCTGTATAGATGATGATACTACACCTTCTGGTAAAGTTCCTGCTACATTATCTTGTATTATATCAATTACCGATTGTGAAAAATCAGCACCAACTCCCGCTGCTAATTCCAACGATGAACCACTCTCTATTTGTTTTAATCTTATTAAACTTGCCATTATTTATAAATATCTTAATATAATCTTTCTATTGAAATCATTTTATTGTTTATTCACCTACCCATCTTGCTTGAAACCAAGACCTTCCTTCGTATTGCGATCTTGAATTAGCCGCTCCACCAACATTTACAACGTTTATGAAATCAGTTGAACCATTTAGATACACAATTTTTGTTACCTGTTGAGACACCGCACCAAAAGCACCAGCAGTAACAACAATTCCATTATTTTTCTTAATTGCCATAGCCGCTTCACTATTTCTATATACATCATAGGCTGCAGTAATTTCCCAATAACCAGCCTTCTGCGGAGTAAATGTATAAGTTGAAGTATTAAACCAACTACTTGATACATTAACCGTATTATTCACAACACTATATCTACAAGGGTCTTCAATAAATGAATCCGGTAAGGTATAAGTAACATTTGCGTATGCTTCAAGTAAATAAAGAGTTGGTGTTGTGGAAATACTACTACTTAATGCGTATCTTGTATCAAATGAGGATGTTAATTGAGATGAACCACTAACTAATCCATCCGGTAATTGTGTCGAACTACTATAAATCCCACTACCATTTAATACTTGTGCCGAAGAACTTATTGCTCCGTTTAATGAAGTTAAGTAAGATGATGTTGCGTTTTCTAAACCATCTATTCTACTATCAAATGATGCACTTGCACTATAATAACTTTGTGTAAATGAATTAAAAGATTCGGTTGTTACTAAATTACCAACTCTCAGTATATTAGCTCCATTAGGTGCACTTAAAGTACCATCTAATCCAAAAACCCAAGGACCTGCACTACTAACCTCAGTTGATGTTTCAATTTGAAATTCTCTACCCGCCACAGGTTTAATACCAACCATACCAGTTCCTCTGTCTGAATTAAAGGTAATGTTTGGTATTCTAGTCTTACCATTTGAATCAAAACTCCAAGAATATCCATTATTTTTAATATCCAATCCACCACTAATATATGTAGAACCACTAATTGTTTGATTTCCTATAAAAGTATTTGAAGCCGTTGTTGCTAATGTACTAAAATCAATTGTTCCAACACTACCACTAATAACACTAAATGATTGTGATATTGAATTGAAAGATTGTGTTAAACTATTGAATGAAGTTATAGTAGTGTATGAACCTGTTACAAATCCTAAATCTGAAATTTGCGTTGATGAACTTACAATATTGTTTGGTTTATTTGCAATATTATCCCAAGTTGTTTGTGTTATTGAACCACTCAAAACATATCTATTATCTGCTGAACTACTAAAACTTTCTAATCCATCTAATCTACTATCTACCGAAGTTGATAATGCATTAAAAGATGCTGTTGTAGCTAATGTATTAATTGTATCACTTACTGCGTTAACAACTAAATCAGATGCAAATGTTGTATCTAATGAAGAAGTTAATCTATTGATAGGAATTTTAAAAGTAGTATTATCATATACACCTGCTACATACGTTGTATCTAATGTTGCTATATCTAACTCAGGTAATTCTGAAATTTTAATTCTTGCCATTTTAGTTTATTATATCCTTTCCGTTTTCTGTTATTAACCAATCTTCTTCACCATCTCCATCTACATCACCTGCTCCCAATAATATTGGATCAAATTTTGAAACTATTTCAAAATTATTTTCATCAAAATTATCATCTACTGCTTCACTTTTTTGAATAGTAATTATGATATTTTCACCTAAATTAACACTATATGTATCTACATCTACTTTCAATCCGTTACAATAAATATCAAAATCTTTTGCAGTTGGTGTTTCTATACCACTTAATATTTTATAAGATGTTATTGTTAAAATATATTGATTATTAGGAATATCATCTTTTAATAAATTAGGATGTATTCCTAATTCATTATTTGCGAAGTTCATCATTTGTATTCTAAAATCATTTACTTTACCAATATCTCTTTTTTGAACATTTACAATTGGTTTAGATTTTGTTTTAGATGTAATTTTTGGTGTTTCTGGTTTAGTATTAAATCTTACTAAATTAGTATGAAATGTTAAATCAGTTTGTCTTTCAATACTACGTTGTTCTAATGTTCCAGAAATAGGTGTGCTACCACTTATATCAGACAGTACTTTTTCTCTAACGTAATTTATTAGTTTTTGGTTTTTAAGAACTGATATATTAGGTCTTTGTTTCATTATTTACTAAAAGTTCCTGTTACTTGTAAATCATCGTTTTCATCAATATATGGAACAATTATTGTGCGTGCTTCATCGGCATATAAAATTGGAAAATTTTCTCTAGGTAATGTAAATCTTACTGAATTGCCATAATTACTAACACTATAATCGTAACTACCAATGTTTTGTTGGTTTATATCTAACTGAATACTGGATGTTCTTGCTTTCACAACTTTCTTCATATTTTTATCGATGATATCTTTTGGTAATTTATATCCCTTAAGTTCATAAATATAATCCGTTGCAGTAGTTTCTACATATTCTAGTTTTGCATTTCTTACTGAAACGTATGGTAATATATGTTGTAATATTCCCATTATAATAATTGAAATTTACCTGCAATATGAACTTCATCATCATTATCTAATGGTGTAGTTGGATTCATATTATTATTAAATGTTATCGTTATTGTGGTTGCAGTATATGTTAGTGCATAATAATTTTTAGAATATTTAACACCATTTACATATACTTTAATAGTATCTTGTACTAATAATTCTAATTCCGCCGGTGGTTGTATCACTTTTACATTACTAAATGTAACCACATACCCAATTGGATTAGATTCTACTT